AATGCGCCGATCTCGCTGATGAGGATCCCACCGCCGTATGTGACGATCAGCGGCGGGCTGGTAGTAACCGGATACACTATGGCGCTCAGCGGGAAGACTTGGAACTTTTCTTCGGACCAGGTCGTGCATTTTCGAGGGTACAACCCGGAGAACGAGATTACGGGCTTGTCGCCGCTCGAGACGCTGCGGCGCGTGCTGGCCGAGGAGCACGAGGCGGGCGACTATCGCGAGCATTTCTGGCAGAATGCAGCGCGCCAGGCCGGGATCATCGAAAGACCGAAGGACGCGCCGGAATGGAGCGAGCATGCGCGGGCGCGGTTCAAGTCAGAATTCGAGGCGCTGTATGCCCGCGGGGACAATAGCGGCAAGACGGCGGTTCTCGAAGAGGGGATGACGTGGAAACCGGGCACATTCAATGCCCAGGAGTCAGAATACCTTGGGGGAAGGAAACTGACCAGGGAAGAATGTGCCCGCGCTTATCATATTCCTCTCCCGATGGTGGGGATCCTCGACAACGCGACGTTTTCCAACATCCGCGAGCAGCACAAGAATTTGTACCAGGATTGCCTGGGGCCCTGGCTGGCGATGATCGAGCAGGACATTATGCTGCAACTGCTGCCCGAGTTTCAGGATACGCAGGGCGTGTATGTGGAGTTCAACATCGCCGAAAAGCTCCAGGGATCATTCGACGAGCAGACGCAGTCGCTGCAAAGCGCGGTTGGGCGGCCGTGGATGACGGCGGATGAGGCTCGGGCCAGGATGAATCTGCCGAGCATGGGCGGGGATGCGGATGCGCTGGTGACGCCGTTGAATGTGCTCGTCGGGGGGCAGGCGTCGCCGAGGGATTCTGGAAAATCTCAAATTTCAAATTTCAAATTTCAAAAGGCGGAGGATGTGGACCCGACGCTGCCGGAGATGCGGGCGGCGTGGCGGAAGCGGTGGGCCAGGGAGATGGTGCGCGTGTTCGAGCGACAGCGCGATGTGGTGATGAAGCGCGTCAAGGCGATCCCGGACCTGGCGGTGCTGTGGGACAGTGAGCGATGGAACGCGGAGCTCACAGGAGATTTCCGTAAGCTCAGCCGGGCGACGGCGGTCGAGTTTGCCGAGTACGTGGCCGGGCAGGTGGATGTGCGACTGGACCCGAGCGAGATGGATGCATGGATCGCAGAGAGCAGCCGGATCGCGGCGGAGAGCGTGAACGCGACGACGCAGGCGCAGCTCGACGAGGCGCTGCGGGCTGATGATCCGGTGGAGGCGATCCGGGGCGTGTTCGAGCTGGCGCTGGCGGCCAGGGCGGCCGAGATCGCGATGAGCCGGACGACGACGCTGGCGAATTTCGGTGCGCTGAATGGGGCGCGCCAGGGCGGGCTGAGGACAAAGACGTGGCACGTGAATTCGAGCAATCCACGGCCCAGCCACGCGCGGATGAGTGGGGCGACGGTTGGCATTCGGGAACTATTTTCCAACGGCATGATGTGGCCGGGCGATCCACGCGGCGGCGCTGATGAGGTGGCCGGGTGCACGTGCAGTGTTACTTTTGGGAGGGAAGCATGAAAACCAAGACATTCACGGCTGCGATGGAAATCGCGGCGGATGGCAAGCCGGGAGAGTTTCGCGCCGTGTTTGCGACGTTCAATGTGGTGGATCACGACGGCGATGTGACGCTGCCGGGCGCGTTCAAGGACGGCGCGCCGGTGCGAATTTCGTACTGGGGGCACCGGTGGCAGGACTTGCCGGTCGGGCGCGGTGTAATTCACTCCGACGACAAGCGGGCATGGGTGGATGGACAATTTTTCCTGGACACGCAGGCCGGGAAAGAGACGTACACCACCGTCAAGAATCTCGGAGAGCTACAGCAATGGAGCTATGGCTACGATGTGACGGGCAGCCACGAGGGCAAGTTCGACGGCCAGGATGTGCGCTATTTGGAGGCGCTCGAGGTCGCCGAGGTTTCACCGGTGATGCTAGGTTCGGGGATTGACACACGGACGGAAAGCATCAAAGGGTTAAAACCTTACCCGAATGAACATGCGTGCCGGCTGCGCAATCCTGACGATTTCCAGGCTGATTCATTCCGGCGGGTGGAACGAGTGCACGACGGAAAAAAGTATTCGGTCATCATGGGCCGATTGGCTGGCCAGAGCGAGATGACCGAGCAGGCATATCGTTACGCCGACGATGTGTGGACGGCCGATCAGGCGCGCACACATTGTCGAGAGCATGATGGGAGTTTCGAGGCGGCAAGCGAAAGGGCGAGCGGCCACGGCCAGGATCCTTCACAGGACACGCCCAGGAGTCAATCGCCAAGCGTGCAGGTAATCGCCTCTCGAATCGAAATTGAACAACTGGAGGATTGAGATGAAAGAGAAACGGGAACGGATGTTGAAAGCGCTCGCGGATGCGCGCGCTATCTGCGACCTGGCCGAGAAGGACAAGCGCGATTTCACCGACGATGAACGCGCCAAGGTCAACGCATTGCTGGCCGAGGCCAAGAAGCTCAAGGACGAGATCAAGGCGGCCGATGGCGACGCGGCGCTCAAGGCGATGATCCTGGATCTGGGCGCGGGAGTAGAAGACGCGGAGACGCGGGGACGCGGAGACGCGTGGACGCATGTGCCAGCGCCGGCTCAGCAGCGCGGGAAGGGCTTGACGCTCGGCGAGCAGTTCATCGCATCGCCTGCGATCAAGGCGTGGATGAAGCACATCGCGCCCAGCGGCGTGATCCCGGAGAGCTTTAAGGGACTGAACTCGCCACCGGTGGAATTCAAGCATCTGATCATGGGGGCGGATGACACCAGCGCTGGGGCGTTCGTGCAGACGGACTATACCGGTATCTATGAGCCGCTGGGGCGATTCCCGCTAAACGTGCTCGGGCTTGTGGCTCGCCGGAATACCACGAGCGACCTGGTCGAGTTCGTCCGGCAGACCACGCAAGTAACCGAGGCTGCGCCCACGCCAGAGGCCAATGTGAAATACGCGACCGGGGCGACGGGCGAGGTGCTCGGCACCAAGCCGCAGGGCCAGATGGCGTTCGAGAAAGTGCATGCCGAGGTCAAGACGATCGCGGTCTACGTCGGCGCGACCAAGCGGGCGCTGTCCGATGCGGCGCAGATCCGGGGGATCATTGACCAGGAGCTGCGCGACGATCTCCAGGAGGAACTGGAGAATCAGATCATCAACGGCAACGGCGTCGGCGAGAACTTTACCGGCGTGCTGAACACGGCCGGAGTTCTGGTGCAGGCATTCGCGGCCAATGTGCTGCAGACCACGCGCCAGGCGATCACCACGCTCGAGGTTACCGGGCGGGCGACGCCGACGGCCTGGGTGTTCAATCCGGTGGACTGGGAAGGCGTTGAGCTGACCCAGGACGCGGTCAACCGGTACTATTACGCCGGGCCGTTCGGACTGGGCCCTCGGACGCTCTGGGGCCATCCGGTCGTCACGAGCCAGAGTTTGCCGGCGGGGGCTGCGCTGCTGGGCGACTGGCGCAAGGCGGTGCTGTGGGATCGCGAGCAGGCGAGCATCAGCGTGACGGATAGCCACGACGATTGGTTCATCCGCAACCTGGTTGCGATCCTGGCCGAACTGCGGGCCGCGTTCGGGCTGATCCGGCCCAGCGCGTTCATCCAGGTGAACCTGGCCTAGAGCTGACGCGGGGACACGGGGACGCGGAGATAGATGATGGCGCTGCGGGTCAATGTGGTGTGTCGGAATTGTACGGACGATAGGGTCCTACCGCGATTCTCGCGGTATCTGGCCGAGCGGCTCGGCTGGACATTGACCGCAGCGCCAGTCAGCGACGGGCAGTGCGATGTGATCTATCTGCTGGGCTATTTCGAGTCGCAATTGTTCTCGCGATGGCCCAGTCAGACGCCCGTGGCGGCTTATTTCACGCATCGGGAGGAGGAGCCGCCAGGGAACGACAAGGCCAAGCTGTTCGATGCGACGGCGGTGCACGTGCAATTGCGCGTGGCGATGTGCAAGTTGTACGAGGCAACGCTCAGCCGATTCGGACAGACGATCACGCCGCCATTGCCACTCGAGCGCGACCGATTCACCATCGCGCCAGCGGTAAAACGGCAGAGGCCGGTGGTCGGATTCAGCGGGTACACGTACAAGAACCACAGGAAGGGCGACGACCTTGTCAAGAGCATTTTGCGATCTGCGGTCGGGCGCCGGGTGGACTGGGTGGCCAGCGGCCGCGGATGGCCAGTGGCCACGCGAGGCTATTCATGGGCCGAGATGCCCACGTTTTACCAGAGCCTGGACGTGCTGGTGTGCCCATCCCGGGTGGAGGGCGGGCCGATGCCGGTGCTTGAGGCGCTGGCGTGCGGGATTCGTGTGGTGATCCCGCGCGGCGTGGGCATTCTCGACGAGCTGCCGGATGCGCCGGGCATTCACCGGTACGCGCGCGGAGACGCGGCGGGGATGGCCGGGGCGCTCGAGGCGGCACTGGCGCGGCCCTTCGATCGGCAGGCGCTGCGGGATGCGACGGCGCCTTATAGCGTGGATGCATTCTGCCACGCGCACGCGCACGAGTTCGAGCGCGTGTTCGGGGCGGGCGGTCAGACGTTGGACGCCGGCATTTCCGCAGAAATACCCACGGAGGCGAGCGAGGTGCGAATCAGATCAACTCCACCGCAGGATCGGGGAACGGGCAAGACGCGCGGGATTTACGTGGTCGCGTT